TTTTCGCCGAACAAAGCTCCGATCAGTCCTTCTGTCGCCTCAGCAATGCCCTCACCGCTTCCAATGGCGGTGATGACATTCTCCCATGCCGCTTTTGTAGCTGTGGCGCTTCCTTCAATTGTCGACATTGCTTCATTGGCTGTTGCGCCTGCGATACCTTGCTGTTCCTGTACGGCTTGAATCGCCTCGATCATCTGATCGAAACCGACATTAGCCAGTTCAGAAGTATTGGTCAGCGTTTTTCCGAGAACTCCGGAATCGTTGATCAACTGCATCATACCTTCGGCGCTTCCTGCGTATCCCAATTTCAGATTGTCCAACATGGTAAAGTTGGAACGAGATAAGCCTTGGATAGCATTCTCAACCGCCGAAGCATCCGAGCCGAATGTATTCACGTTGTCAGAGATCGCTCTCATCGCTTTATCGGTCAGTTCAGCGGCTTTCGCCGTATCACCATCAAGCGATTTGATCAGAGCCGCCGAGAAGGATGTGGCTGTTTCCATGTACTCATTCGCCGACTTACCGGATGTCAGATATGCTTGATTTGCATACTGCATCATCTGATCAGTAGCATCGCCGTACAGTTTTTTAATACCACCGGAAAGCTGTTCGTAATTTGAATAACTTTCTAACGCGGACTTGCCAATAGCAACAGCCGCCGAGCCTGCCGCAACAGCCATCGAGCCGATAGCCGCCGCTCCGAGTTTTGCACCGCTTACCAGTCCGCCTTTCAATTTATCGCCGAATGAACTTGCTTCTTCCTCACTATCGGACATTTTTTTGTCCCAATCAGATTTATCAAGGCGAAGCGTTGCCACTAATTCAAAAACATTCATTCGTCCGCCCTCACTTTCAGTCCGTGACGAGTAATAATATCGATTATTATTTCCTCGCCAGTTTTTTCTTTTTCCGGAGTAAGAAGCTCATGATACGTTTTCGAGATATATTTGCTCTGCGGAATCAACCTCAAGGAGTTCGTAACGTAATCCTTGAACAGTTCTTCACGCTGATCGCGCTTAAATTTCACAAAAACGTATTTCAGAAACGGCTTTAATTGCCGTTTGCCTCTGTACTCTCCATAGCAGATGAGGAAGGTTTCTCTGTATCGTTCATCTGCTGTGCCATAAAAAAACCGAGCAGTTCTTTATCGTTCAAAATCTCGATAAGTCTTGTCGGCAATGTAAAGAAGGAGCATTCATACTGATCTACAGGAACACCGTCAAGAGCCGCCAAAATATGCATGACGGCTCCTTTGTGTGCCGAGATCATCTGCTTTACTCCTTCCATCCTCTGATCCTTGCTGTACAGTTTGGAAATAACATCCTTATCGGACATCATTTCTGTAGCGGGTTCGAGGATTTCAACAAGGAGGTCAAGCGCCTCCTCATTTTTGTAGTCGGACAATCTCTTCATTTGTTAGTTTCCCTGTGTTGTGCCTTCCTTGACGTAGATTTCGCAAGGAACATCTTCCTGTGCATCGATTGAATAGTGTGCGCGGAATGTGAAGGCGAACTGACCTTTTCCTTTGTCGGTTGTCTGCATACCGAAGCCACCTGTAGAAAGTACGGACTTCATATGAATAGCGATAAATCCGCCTTTACCGTAATCAGCAACGATCCAAACATCCTTGAAATCGTTCTGAATATCGATATCCTTGCGGAGAGAAATCTTTGACAGTCCGGTTGTGCCAGTGACAGATTCAGCATCAGCGAGAGCCGCCAATCTTGCGACTGTATCTGCATTTACTGTCAGCATTGTTCCGGATGCAGTGATCTCATAGTCATCTGTCTGCATCAGCTCTTTGGTGTTTTTTGGACAATTATCAATGTCCTCACCAAAATCAGTAAATGCCGGAACTGCGCTGAACTGCAATCCGCCTGTTGTGGCACCGAGAATATTGCCGATCTCCCCACTTGACGGAGTAAATGAATCAACGATGATGCCCGCATTTAAGACCAGTTCCTCAAATGTATTGACCGGAATTTTTGTGTAATCCATAGCTTAACAAAGCTCCTTTCATGTATTTGCCTCTTCGATCAGACTGAGATAAGCGACTTTCATCCGTGTATCCTCAGTCGGTTCGTACTGGCAAAAATTTAAGTCTTTGAATAATAAAAGAAAGCCGTGATCAGTTGAGAGCATGATGCCCTCACCGATACGGCTTTCGATTTCATCAACTTTGTTTGATATAGCGATATATGATGTGTCTTTGTACCATACTCTCGCGTATGTCGATACTTGATTCCGCCAATCCGGACGAACAATCCGGTATGTAATGTATGGAGGATCAACAAGAGTAACTCCATCCTCTGTGTATGGTACGTTGTTTTCCGGATAGGCAGGAATATTAAACGATGACCAAAAGTCATAGAGTGCTTTCGCAACATCTCTCATTCAAGCTCCCACCTTTCCGCTGAAACTTGACCAAAATTGATCTGTGTGAATGACGGCGAGGAATTATCAGTCATGTTTGAAGTGACTCGGAATGTCTGTCCATCTGATGTCCTGCGAAAAACATCCATGTATTCCAATGGAGTTTCACGAGGAACAGAGATCGTATAGACTTCGGTCACGCCTTGCTTCTCTGCGACTCTTGCTTCTATTGTGGAATCCTTCAGAATAGCCGCTTTGAATGGAGCGCCTTCTGTCCATGTGGTTGTCCATCCTCCAAGACCGTCCGGAGTACGCACTTTTTCAAGCAGTACACATGCCGTCATCATCTTTTCATATAACGGTGTCATGGCAATTTCCTCCATCTATCCAGTCGCTTTGCGAAAATACTCTGCCAAGTGACAGGAGCGTATGATCCGTCTGAATTTGTTCCGGATGCTTTCGAATATGAATAGTTGTTGAAAGATTCGGATGTGAATGGACTGTTCAGCGTTGAATCATCGCCATCATATTTATCGATCCATGCTTCAATTTCAGATAAAATAGCGATGAAAGAAGGAGGAACTCTCATCGCCCATACTTCTCCACTGAACTCTTCGTCAATTAGATCAGTGGTCGGATATTTATAGACACAATCATTGAATGTCGATCCGATAATCCGGAAATACTGATTATCTTTGAGAAAATCAGCCTCCAATGTTCCGTTTTCGATCACAAATTTACCTTCATGGATGGTATCCACGAAGTAGTTGTGGATGCTGTCAAGCACCTCATCCATCAAGGTTTCCATATATTACGCCTTCGGTACCGATGCGACATGACCTGCCGCAACAACCTTGCTGTCATTGATAACAACGATAGTGACGATCTTTCCGGATGCCGCTGTAATATCAGCAGAACCGTTCCATGATGTGAAACCGGAAGAACTCTGACCCTTTTCAACAACAATCACATCATCTGTGACCTTATATCCGAGAGAGTCGCCTGTTCCAAGAGTATAACCGGAAACAGTGATCGCTGTCTTTCCGCTCGTTGCTCCTGCTTCGGCGGACAGTGTCAGAACAGGAAGAACACCATTAACTGTAGCAACTGCGATGCCATCAAGGTACTCTGCCCAAAGAGCCATACCCATCAGAGCGTAGCATTCGCCGACTGCGTGGCTGTACTTTCCTTCGACATGGAAACCGATCAGATTTGTTTCACCCTGTACGGTGTACTCAAGACCGAGCTTTGCGAAATCGCTGTCAGACGGATCGATGTAATACAGATCGATGTTTTCAACAGGAATAGCAATCACTCTGCCTCTTACAATGTCGGAATCCGGACAGAGGAACAGAGTGCTGTAACCCATGAAGTTTTTCACATAGTTGATACCGAATTCGGACTGAACAGTGATTCCTGCCGCTCCGAGGTAAGCATATGCATCATTGATGTTCGCGAATCCGACAACTTCAGTGACGGTCTTTCTCATTGTCGCGAACTTGTTCAGTACAGCACCCTTTGCAAGTGCGATTGCTTCCTGCCATGTTGAAGCAGTTACGGCAAGTGCGCCAGTGTTAAGGAATGTGTAGAAGCGTGTCAGAACTCTTGACTGAAGTTCATTGAGGAATGCATCGTCAGTCTTTTCAACAGCGATCTCAGCGCCGTACTTTGCAACAGCCTCGACAGATACAGCCTTTGCATACTTTTCGATTGTGATGTCAGCTTTGCCTGCCTCGGTTACATTTGCGAGGGAGTACGGAATTTCATCTCCCTCAGCAACAGTACCGGACTGAAGTGTTACGGATGCTGTATATGTGCGGAGTGTTGTTCCCGGAGCCTTCTTGATCGGACGCATGATGCCGAGAATGTTTCTCAGAGCGTCCCAGTTTGAATTGAATCGAGATACGAAGTCGATTTCACGAGCGGTTACATTTGTAAAACCGTTTGTTGTAAGTGTTGTATTTGCTTTTACTGTCATTTTTTTTGCCCTTTCTTTATCGACCGAAAAGTTCAAGGTTGTTCGCAATGGCTTCCTGCCGTTTGCTTGTATCCTTGATCTTCATGATCTCTTCTCTTGTCATGGTTTTGCTTCCACTCGGCGGAGTTTCCACATTTGTTCCGTGTTCGGATTCAGTTGAGATCAGATCAGACCAATCTTCTTTAATCTTTTCGATCACTTTGTCTTCATTTGCGATTTTGCCTTCCTTGGTGAGCCTCAGATCAGCAAAATCAGTCAGCTTGATGATTGTGTCGATGCGCTTTTCTGATACGTTCTGAGCCTTCAGAAGTGCCTTATAAGCGGCCTTTACTTTGTCGAGTTCAGCTTTGCCTTCGATATCCTTTTTGTAATCTTCGAAAGCCTTGTGTTCGGCATTGTATTTTTCTTCCCAATCATCACCGCCCGCCTTCAGATCGTTGAGTTCCTTTTCAACACTGGCGAGCCTTTTTGCGTCTGCTTCGTACTGTGTCGCCTTTTCTTTGAGCGCATCAGTAACGGCTGTGTGTTCCTCAATGATTGAGTCAACCTGTTCCTCAGTAAGACCCATTCCTTTGAGCATTTTTCTTGTTAAAGACATCTATTTCCTCCTGTTCTTCGTGCGATTTCTTTCGCTGAAATATGTCTTTCGCCCATTGCTTTGGACATATAAAAAGCATCGGAATCCGATGCTATTTACCTATTTTTGATAATACAGATGTGAATATCTGTTGGAAGTTTGATATGTTGTTTTCTATTGCAGGACGAATAAACGGTCGCGCCGCCATCTTCTGCGTTCCCATTTCCACATACGGTGCATAATGGACATTTGTTCCAAGGTATACGGTCTGTTCTTTTCCTTCTCCTGCATCCTGTATGTTTTCGCTGAACGAATTACCAATATCATCATCGTATGCGTGTTGATGCGCTGAATCACCGCTGACAGCGTGTGTGATTGAGTTCTTCAGCCGTCCTGTATCGATTGCGCCTTGTGTGGTGATCTCGGTGATAGCATATCCTTCAGCCTGTACACCAACAGCTTCAAGCGCTGTCAGTATTGCTTCCTCTGTTTGATCTTTGATCAGATCGAGATTCGAGGTCATCGTGAATTCAACATCAGCCATCTAGCGGAATCTCCTTCGCGTTTCTGAGCCGTTCGAAATTCTTTTTATTCGGCAACGCGAAAACACTTGTTTCCATTGTCCTCTTATTCACTTCGATCGGCATGTTGTCAGACAGCACAGTATCACCTTCAGCTTGCCAGTTTACGATATATGCATCGCCTAGATCGTAAACCGACTCAATTACAAATGAATCTATTTTCTTCTTGATCTCTTTTTCTGCTATTTTTACAACATCACTTATCTTTGTCATACGATACCACCTTATGAACGTAATCTGTCAGCTTGTGATTGTCTGTCCGGAATATTCGTATCAGTGACGGTTTGCACTCTTCGAAATATTCACTTACATCTGATTTATTGTTTTGACCATCAATAAAATGAATACCATCAGACGAATTCATCGCATTGAAATAGTGTCCACTGGAAGTCCCTTTCCATTGAATCCACACGATCGCTCTTGAATTCTCGCCGTATGCCTCCATCTTTTCGGTCACTTTTTTCAAAGCATTCGATGATCTTGTTGCTCCTGCATTTTCGTAAGTCAGTCCATCAAAGCAATCTGTGAAACTGCCTTTTCCTTTTTTTAGTGAACCGTCACCGTTCCACCAATACCAACCAACTACATCGTTTTCTTTTGTGCGATGATTTGCATATACATCGTAGCCTTGCGCTCTCAGTTCTGTTGCGACACTTGTAAACGCACAGTTTTCATGAGTTTCGCTATCATATTTATCCGGATTATAGTCCGGATTTGCACCTTTGAGGATGTTCTTGATCGATACGTCGGACAGCTTCGGAACTCCTTTCATTACTCCTTCTGTATCCGGAGCAAGAATGCTCGCCTTCTGTCCTTCTTCCTTGACCCCAAGCCATTCCTCGAATGTCATATCACCCATTTTCGGCGACCACTTTGGAATATCAATCGGAAAGCCTCTGACATTCGACCTTTGAGAACAGCGACAGTTGTACACTTCTTCCGGTTTTCCTTGCGGATCAGCAGGATATCGGCATCCGTTTGAATACTTTCCAGTTTTCAAATCCTTGATCTCACCATGAAGCAATCGATGCGAGTGCCTCGTCCGATTGTCCAGTGTAGCGATCCATACGGAATCAAGCTCGATTCCTTTCTTCCGAAGATCATTCACAGCGTCATCTCTCGCTCTGTTTTCGACTCCTGTGGTCATCGTTCGAGCGTTCCGAACAGCCGAAACTTTATTCATTCCGACTACATCACGCAACCTTTTCGCAATCTGAGGAATTGAATCGCCTTGCAAAAGACCTTGGATCAGAGATGAGTTTATCTTCTGCTGATTCCACCGCAAATCCTTGTCATGCGCCGCTTTCCAAGCCTTCGAGCCTTCCTTCGGTGCAGGAAGCAATGACTTCTTATTCTTAAAAAGCTCCTCTGTCGCTCGCCTGTTATAAAGCGTATACGATGTATCGATCATAGCGTCTTTCTCAGCTTGGAACACGGCATAGTTGTGATTCAGACTATATACTTCTTCCGCATGGCTGTTGATCGTTGACTTTGCGATATCATTTGCCTTGGTGATCTCCTCGGCAATAGTGTCGCGCATCGCCTTCCATCGCTCACCAGTAGCGACTTGACCGATTCTCCATCGGTTGTATTCGTCCTGCGTGATCACTCCTTCAGCTAATTGCTGACGCTTCACCTTGTCCTTTGCTTCAAAGCGTTCGAGATACTTTTCGAGCTTTTCGGTTAGCTCTTTTTCAGCTTGTTTGTATTCTTTGGAGATTTTCTTCTCCATCCTGCCGAGGATGCGATCTGTTTCTTCATGACCATAATCGAAGAATGCCGCCTCCGGTAAATCTTCATCGTATTTTGGCATTTTTAGCCGTTTTCAGCGCCTTCTTCGCTGTCTTCGGATTCTTCATCATCTTCTGCTGAATCACCCGCAAATCGATCCTTATCCTCCGCATCCTTGCGCTGAATAATCTGCTGAACTTCATCAATCGTCACATTCGGAAGTTTAGACAGGATTGTTTCTTCATCGAGATACGGTGCTTCCATAATCAGCATTTGAACTTGTTCCATCTGATTACTGATCCTGTTTCGCTTATATACTGGCTCTGCATCAATTCCCTGTAATGCGAGGATTTGCTTGATGCAGTCGGTACACTGGAACTCATAATCATCAGCTTCTTCATCAAGTGGCTGATATGCCGCATCGATGTGATCATTTGTTGATCCAGCCGCAATTGTATGAACATCAAGAGCGCCGAAATCCTCATACAGATCGGATTTGATGCGATCAAGAAGCGTTTCCCTTGATCCGGACGGAACTTCCTGTGTATATGGAACAACTTGACCATCTCGTTCGACTTTCGCGACATGGTGGAGCTTTATACGATCGCGGAACTCTTGCATGTCGATGTCATCCATGCCGTTCGCTCCATTGATCAACCAGTAAATTTGAGCGCATTCATCGAGATCATTCGCAAATCCGGACTTGATAAGATCGTATGCATCGATGTTTGATCTGAGTTTGACCAATGTTGACATGTGGTTCCTCGATCCCCAAAAGGGAATTACCGGAAGTGATGAGTAATTATCCTCTCCAACAATTTCAACACCATCAAGCTCATTCATACGAACCTTAGTGATATATCTGCGCTTTGGCTGAGTGATCACCAGTCGTTCGTTTTCGCCTTCCGAGAATTTAGTGTATCCATCTTCTTCATACAGAACAGCCTTTAGAGGCTTTTCATCGGATAAACGCCAAAAGCGGATGCCTGCTCTCAGCGCTCCTGTTTCCTCATCCCAAAAAGGCTTGAATTCCTTGATGTCAAAGTTGTAGATACGGTCATGGTTCCAGTATACAAACGTCAATCCGTGAATTAATGCGTTGTATCCTGCTTGCTTGAATATCTGATCAAACTGATTGCCGAGCTTTTCTTTTACATTCTTATCATCAAAATCAATTCCGTTTCCGAGCAGATATGTATTTCTCTGAACATTCAGCCGATGGAAGAATCCGCTTGCAAGTTTATGATTTGATACTGTAGTATCCTCAACTTTCGATCCATTGGACAGATACAGATATTTGATCATCTGTGTGATCGTTTCATTCTGCTGATTATCATATGAATCAGCAATCCGAGCGATCTTTACCATCTGATCGGACTGGTGTTCATTGATCGCTTTCATAACGAAAGAACTCAGTGCATCAACTGACTTGCCATCCGTTTCATATATAAAATCTTGAAAAGTAAGCATATTCACCTCCTCGCAAACGGCGAGATGTATTCTGTGCGCCTCGGTTGTGCAAGGCGATATGTATGAACTAAATAACGCATACTGTCGCAAGCATGGTCATTTTCTTTCAATGGAGCATCTTCGGCGGATTTGTCATCCCAAACATATCCATTAAGCTCTGCAATCAAGCACTTACATGAACGAAGGATTTTGATATAACCTTGCTTCATGCATGTGTGCGTTTCCTGTATTCCATCTTTGACATCGTTATCGGCTCTGATCACTGAGTAATATCTACGGCGATCTAACTCAGCAATAAAAGAAGCCGCCGAAGGATCGACTATCGTCTTGATCTTTCTGAAGTATGTCTTGTTTTCTTTCGCTTGCTTTTGACGATTATCGATGATTCGCTTCAGAAAGATATCGAGATCATCAGCATATTCGCCATCTGTCTTCTGAATTCCTGTATCCCTTCCGGAATGGTAATATTCGTCAGTACATACCCATGTTGTGCCATATTTCTCCCACAGGAGCGCCGCAAAAGCGTTCTGTGTGCCGTAGTCAATTGATAAAGCACAATCTGTCGGCTCTTTATCAAATGCGCTCAAATCAGCTATAATCGCTTCTCTGAACGAAGGATAAATCAAGCCTTCCGCAAGCGCCCATTTCCCCAAAATAAAACGCTGATAGTACACTGTGCCTTCATATTCTTTGCACAGACTATCAACGAAAGATTTTGGTAGAAATGGATTGTCAAAAATGGTGTAATGCTGAACGTATGAATCTATATCTTTGCGATCGATAAAAGCCTTCAGCCAATGCATCGGATGCTCCGGATTACAAGCTCCATCCATACAGGAATAAGCCTTGTCCAGTCGCGAAGGAATAATCTCGAAAACTTCCCTGTTCCACTTGGCAATCTCGTCGCCGTAGCAGTATTTAATCGATGCACCTTGAATCTTTGCGACTTGGCTGACCTTCTCAGCGCCCAAGCAATGAACTTCCTCACCGAACAGGATTGCGATGTTTTTGTTGTTTACACCACCGATCCTGTCTGATCCATATATTTCGCGCATCGGCTGAAGTATGTTTCGCTCGATCGTAGCCTTAGATACTCCGAGGATTACATTCAATCCGGACTTTCCTTTGCGCTCCAGTATTCTATACGCGATCACTTGTGCTATATCGCCAAACGATTTGCCGGAACGAACAGCGCCAACTTTGAAGTTGAATCTATGTTTTGCTTTAGCGAAATACTGGAGCTGTTTGCGAGAGAACTCAATCCTCTCCGTCATCGTCAGTTTCCTCTTCCTCCGGTAAATCCGGAATGCTTTCCGCATACTGTTGTGTCTGCTTCAGCATCTCGAAGACTCGCTCAGAATCACTGGTATCAACAATCTCACAGTTATCTCGCCATCCTGCTTTCGATTTGAGGAAGAATATGATCGCTGTTGTATCCGGAGCAACTTCTCTTGTGGTTCGGATCACATGTTGCCGTTTGTTTCCGCTCGAATCAGTCCATTCTTCAACTTTCGTTTCCGTTAATGTGGATTTCTTGAATTTGGAAACAAGTGATTTGATCGCATCATCTATCGCTTCGTTCAGTCCACTTTTTAATGCGTCAGAAAAGTCATTGTGATCTCTCTGCCATTTATAGAAAGTTTGTTTGCTGATATGTAGTTGTTCAAATATCTCATAGTCCTTCAATCCGTTCATTTTCATAATCCGGACTTTTGAAAGACCACCGTCAGCAACAAACCGCTCATATTTCGATGTATTAGGTCTTGCCATCCATAACCTATCCTTTCGATGCTCTCATGTAGTTCAGAGCGATCTTGTATTCCTTCTGCAATTTCCTTAAATGCCGATGCAGTTCGTATTTTCTCTGTGATGAATCAGTAAGATTGATCTGCCGTTTGCATTCAGCGATCTTTTCTTTTTGATCATTCAGATTCATTCAACAGAACCGCCTTTTTTCCGGTGAAGTTCTCCCATCTTTCGATGATTACATCGCAATAATGCGGATCAAGTTCCATGCAGAAGCATTTTCTTTGTAACTGTTCACAAGCAATCAATGTCGATCCGCTTCCGCCAAACGGCTCAATAACCATGCCGTCAACATCTGTCATTGCTTTGATATATTCGGCAGGCAATCCGACAGGGAATGTCGCAGGATGTAAAGCTCTTATCTTTCCGGTTTCGGAACATATTGATACAACAGACTCCATCTGTTTATATGCATTTGTTGTATCTCCGACAGTTGAATACTTTGTTGTTCCGTCTACTTGTCTTACTTTCCGCCTGTTTGTTCGCTTGCCGATGTTTTCAGCTTTCTTCTCCCATGTTTGATTGATTTCAAAGAATTCTGTTCCGAATACGAAAATCCATTCATGTCTGATCGGAAAGAATGCTTTCTGCTGACCAATGCTTCCTGCCATTGTTTTATCCCAAACATTCCAAGCCATCAGCTTGTATCCGACATTCTTTGCTTCCTTGATGTAATCATCCCAATACTGAACGATTTCATGATCTTTCCTTTGAATGCCAAGATTCACGCATTGATAATCTGTGTAATCTCTGTATGCTTTTATAAATCCGGATAAATGATTGACTTGCAGATTTTTATCACCGTTATATTCACGCATATCAGAATAAGGCGGTGATGTGAATAATATGTCAGCAAACTCGCCATCCATCAGATTCTCGACATCATCATCATTTGTGCTATCTCCACACATTAGGCGATGATCTCCGAGAATCCAAATATCACCTTTCTTCGTTCTTGATGGAACATCTTCACTGAATCCAACTTCTTCAACTTGCTTCGGTTCTTCGATTTCCATCTTTTCAAATCCGAAAAGACTCATATCAATATCTTCAAGAGATGCAAGCTCTTCATTCAAAATACTGAAATCAAAATCAGTATTCATGGTCAGTTTATTGTGGGCGAGCGCATATGCTTTTCTCTGCTCATCTGTCAGCTCATCCAATCTGATGATCGGCACTTCTTTTATGCCGAGCTTCTTGCAAGCCAAAAGCCTACCATGACCTTCAATAATCTCGTTGTTCTTCCATATACCGATCGGATCAATCATTCCGAATTCTTTAATGGAATTTGCAATTTCATCAATCTGTTCATCTGTATGAATTTTCGCATTGTTTTCATACGGAAAAACAGAATCGAGTGAAACATATTCAACCTGTAAACTCATCGAAATCCTCCTATTGTCAGTTTGATCCATTCTTGATATCGCTCACAGACTGCTTTCGTACTGGCGCGATCGCAAACAGGATCACAGTTGTTACACGGACAAACTGTCTTTTCTGACAGTTCTCTCATATGTTGCTTATATTGATCATACGGAATATTTGATACATCGATTACATCATCATCCATAGTCACTCTCCAAATTAAGGCGGCTCAATATGACTTTATTGATTACAGGAGTTCGCCGCCTTGTAGCACAGTCGATGTAGGGAAAGAAGGGGAAGTGCCTTTCGACTGCACAAAAAAACGGACGATTTATCTCATCCGCTTTTTTCCTCATATAGGATATCACATGTTGACCGCCGAGATTCTCGGAGTTACACATCCATGTCCATATATTTGATTTTGATCTTCAGTTCCTTCAGCGCAAGCGTTCCGTATTTGTTGATGCTGTCTTCAATGCTCTCATCGATCAGAGCGTTGATCCGCTTCTTCATTCTTGCTTCTGTCTTATCATCCGCTGTCCGCTTATTGTACTTTCTGACAGTCAGATGCTTCGAATTGTAGCCATTTGCAAATCCGAACCTCGCTGTGCAATTTGGACACATGATTCCATAGCGCTTTTCACTTGCGTTGAAATCATTGTGATTGTCAAATACCTTGACCTCCGCTCCGCAGAACGGACACGTTTTTAAATCCATCATTTTCTACCTCCTTGAAAAATTCTTTGTCATAAAAAGGACAATCGTCACATGATTTAAACTCTATAGCTCCTTCAATTGCATATCCTTCTCTATCTTGCCAATTGCAAGAAGACAATGTACAGCATCCGTAGTCACTCATGACTCCTCCATAAATACACAATGATCTGACCTATAGCGCTTCCGATCATTGCGCCAAAAAATACATTCCAAATCATTTATCTTTCCTCTCAAAATGTTCTTTTACAGCTTCAATTGCAATGTCAAACACTTCATTTGGCGCAAGCGTGTAATTAAATCTACGCATATTTTCAATCTCTTCAATCACTTCTTCTTTTGTCATTCTTCTTTCCTCTCCGATTCCAATTCCTTGAAGATTTTTTCCTTTTCTTCATCTGAATACGAAATTCTCCACATTTTTTGCACTTTTTTCAGATGCTCAATCTGTTCATCGGACAGAAGGTAAATGTGTTCAAATACCACTCTTGCTCTTACACTTCTATTGGGATGCGCTTTGCCACCATATGCACACTGGCAATGTTTAAATTCATATTTACATATTGGGCATACATTCTTGTTCATTCTTCTTTCCTCTCGATCTCAAGGTATTCGCCAATCGTTTCGTACAATTCTTGCAAGAATGTTTCTGCTCGTTTTCCGGCAACTCTCCCACTCTCCCAATATACGTTTTTCTTCTCCAAGCAACGATATATATCATCAATCAGCCAATAAATGAGTTCTTCTTCTGTTTTCTGCCTTTCAAATTTGATGTTGTCGATGTTTGTTTCGCCTATCGGTTCAGCAGAACCACCAATAAGCGCATTGATCACGGTAGTGATAACATCACTATCAACATGGAGTTCATATACGCTCATTCTTCTTCTTTCCTCTCTAAACATTCTATAAGCATCTCAATCATCTTCTTTTTTCCCAAATCCGCATATTCAACTTCAATCGTAAGCGGATTATCTTTATTCGTTACATCTTGCACTGCATATGGTGTATCTGTGATTCGCAACGCACTGACATACTCAAGCATTTTCCTTTTGCTTTTAAAATCAACCACTCTGACTTGAATTCCGAGATTTGGATAGAAAGCATAAACCAAACACTTCATTCAGCCACCTCTGTATGGCTTCGGCAGTTCCATCCATGCCACAACGTCATCAAACTCTAAAGTGTTATCATTATCAATCCACCACTCCTTTACACCACTGTTCCAAACCTCAAATTGTGCTTCTATAACTTCACCGCATTTTGTTGTTACAATGACATAATCTTTTTTGTTTGGCAGTTTTTTTGATACAGGAATCCACTGTGGTTCTGAAAATGTTTCAAAATCAATCGGATGCAATTTCCACTGTTCAACAGGGATCGCATCGACTGTAGGCTCTGCCTCAATTACTCCTATCACTCCGAACTGCTCAATGGATTCAAACAGCGGGTCATTTCGCAAGCGTTGAATCAACTTGTCTGCTTCAATCAGTCTTCCTGTCATCCGCATCCTCACTCTTAATATATTCATTGCAGACATCTGCTATTTTTTCGGCAATTTCACTTAGTACTTTTCCTAACTCTTCGGCAATATTTCCCAGTATTTCTTCCGCTCTTAGCAGTTCCTCAGCATGATCCTCAAGTTGATCAGATTCTTCTAATGATGGCTGTTCTTGAGCATCCATCTTTGCTCCACAATGTGGACAATACTTATAATCAAGTTGCTTAACACCATATGCATAATACGAATACCGTTTGCATTCAGAACATTTAAACATGTCGGTGCATCCACGGCTGTCTGTCATGCACGGTATCCACTTACCGTGTCTGACTGGTACTGCATCAACTGTCGGTGCATAATCAATCTCATCACGCGCTTCCATAGCTGTATGAATGCCTCCGCCATTTTCATCGAAGTACCTATCGATCTCTCGCTGAATCTGCGCCTTCAATGCCTCCGCATCAATCAGTCTTCCTGTCATTTCCCTTTCAACTCCTGCTTTACAATCCGGATCATCCGGTCATATGCGTTACCGACATGATACTTCTCCTGTAACTCGCGCTTATCCCTTGTTCCCATGTAATCGAGTACGAAATCAGCATTCTCACCTCTGAGAAGCGTATCTCGATATCCTTCAGCTTTTTTGAGTGACCACGAATAATATTTCATCTCCCACTCAATCGCCGCCTGTTCCGTAACGTACTCAGTCAGCTTTTCTGTATAGTCATATACAGCGTTACCCTTAGCTTCTCCGATCACTTCTTTTCCATTCGGTGATGAAGGAACCGTCAGTGTATCAATCTGTCGCTGAAGCTCATCGATCAGCTTTTGGTAATTATTGACGGATGTCCGATAGAATGGAATCCGACAGATTTCAGTAACGATATACTTTGCTTCCGGATAATTCATCTGTATCTGCCTCCGATCCGTCCGTTCATCATGTCGAGCTTATAGCACTCGTTATTCAACTTTGATTTCAGTCCGTAATTTGAACGAACTACAGTGTCATATCTGTTGATGATCTTCAATAATACCGGAAGCAGTTCCTCGCTGTCCGTTTCGACCAAATTGTCCGCCAGTTTTAAGAAGGACTCATGAAGATCGGTGTTCCGCATCGACTTCAGCTTTTCCTTGATCGCATCAAAATCTTTCATTTTCCTGTACTCCCAAGTCCACCGTTCCGGACACCAGTCGCATCATCGTCATCAGTGACGAAGTATCTTTCGAAGATACCTTGCATATAGCGCTCGCCTTTATAGATTGTGTAATCCTCATCCGAGTTGTTCATGATCATCGCCTGCATGGAATCATGGAAATCGCTATCAATAATTCCGACAGCGTTTGTTAACGTGATTCCCTTCTTGCCGAGCGATGATCTGATAAACAACTTCAGAAGGAAGCCTTGGCGCATCCTCACCTGTATGCCAGTATCGAACTGGATGAACTTATGTGCAGGAATGATCACCGTCTGTGGAGCAATGAAATCGTATCCTGCCGAATCAGCCGTCTTTCTGCGCGGTCTGATATGCGGATCGGAGATAAATACTCCGACTGTATTGCTTTTGAATGTTGAATCTGTCATTCTTATCCACGCTTTCTTCTGTCGTATTCTTCTTTCAAATAAATCCTTGTTTCTGAACTTCTCTGCTTGTAGTTGTAAATCTTTGAAAGATCGTCAAGGAAGCCATTCATTGATGCGACAGGAGCAATCATCGTGAATCTCTTTTTTATCGATTCAACAAGCCTGTTTGTGTCGCAAATTCCAATCTTCAATGCAAATATAATTCCGACTTTGATGATTTCTTTCCGACCATCGATTCTGTTGATGTAAGGTTCAAGTCCCTTAATTATGTTCAACGTTTCAATAGCTTGATGATATGTATCTTTGTCAATGAATATACTTCCGTTTTTTATAACGTCATTTCCTCTGTTCGGACTGAATTTGTTTTCTATCGCATATAATGTCGGAATTATTCCGAGATTGTACTTTTCAAGCAGTTCATCAAAATACACATAGCTTTGATTCCCTTGGTTTGCGTATGATTTGATGAAATCAGACAATGACCAGTTCTTTGCATTCTGATTGAGAACCATGCATTCTTTGATTCCTGCGCCTTCAATCACGGTAAACTGAATCGGTTTGCCGAGTTCTTTGCAAGCTGTGAATCTTCCCTGTCCGTCAAGAATCTCCATTTTTTCGTTTACAACAATCGGATTTCTGATATATCCATATTCCTGTATGCTCTTTTTCAGCATGTTCTTTCTCGCCTGTGTGACGGCTCTGTTTGAATCCAGTATTTTGAACTGGTTATAGTCGTATGTTTCGAAAATCTTGCCGATCTGCTTATTTCCCATTTATTCCCCTTTCGCTAATCTTCAGATTCTTCTCAATATCATTAATGATTCCGCCAATTGTAAGCGGATTTGTTTCAAAATATGTCGCAATCGATCTGTTTCCGTATCCTTCTTCGTGCATCCGATATATAGCGATGATGTCATGCTTTGGATGCCGTTTTCGAACTTCGCTGTAGCGGAGAAGGCAATCAACGCAGATGCATGTCATGCCTTCCTCCGTTTCGCTGAAGTATCCAGTTGTGATCGATTCGCCGCAATTAGCGCAGATCATCAGAAAGGAAGATCATCCGCTCCGATATCGAGTCCATGCTCATACTCCGGAAGTCCGAACTCTGACGGAGTAGTCTGTGCGTTGCTCATGGACTGCTGATGATATGTCGGCTGTGCAACTGGCTGTGTATATGTCTGTTGAGCAACTGGCTGTGTGTATGTAGGCTGTGTTGCATTCTGATGATTTTGATGATTCTGACCGAATCTTTCGATTGAAATTCTCTCGGCAACGATCTCGTCACTTCTGCGATTCACACCGTCTTTTTCGTATTCGTGATAATCGCATCTGCCTTCAACAAGGATCAGATCGCCTTTTTTGCAGTACATTCCGAGATAATCCGCAGTATTTTTCCATGCGGTTACAAAGAACCATTTAGTACGCTCGTTTCCATTTCTGTCTTTCGTTGTCTGAGCGATCGATACATTGCAGACGCTTGTTCCATCGTTAGTCTTTTTGACCTCGGCATCCTTGCCAAGGAAGCCGTCAATAATTACTCTGTTGATCATTTTTCTTTTCCCTTCTTACCATCCATAATTTTTTTCAAAATCTTCGATCTGCTTTTGCATATAATCCGGTACCGGAACCGTCATTGTCGGCTGTTTAGGTTTGTCATAGCTGTTTTTTTCCCATGTTCTGACAGCTGCCTTCCAATCCTCTAACGGTCTTCCATTGGCTTTTTTCCATTTTTGAGATGAATAGTAGTCGATAAATCTTTCAGCATCGACATTATTGTGCCTTTCATTGCAATATGCTTTGACTTCATCGATAGTCGGAGGAACGAAGCGCTTGCGCTTCGGAGGATTATTTATACTATCCTTACCTATCCTATCCTTACCTATCCTATCCTCAGTAGACGAACTCGTTACAGGTTCGTTACATGTCTGTAACATATTCGTTACAGATTCGTTACGATGATGTAACGTATATGCATTGTTCTCATCCAAGGAAAGAGTTTCCTTTTCTTCCTTGTATTTCGTTTCGTGATACATATCTTTCCGGATGTAGTTGTGAATTCGCCAGTGCTTTATGACAACTATTCCGGAATCGAACGGAATGATGAATTTTCGCATAATCAGAATGCTTAGATCATCCTGTGATGCTCCGATCATTCTCATAATCTTCTTCGGCGAGTTCACGAATCCATCGTCATCAGCTCGCATCGCTAGATCGTAATACAGCAATCTCGCTGTAACTGGCATATCAATAAATGCATCGCTATCAATGATCGTCTTAGCGAACATCCTTCTTTCAGCCATGATTTTCCTCCGTTTCAAAAATGCTTATCTGTGAATTTGCTTGATCCATGCGCTGTTGAGCGATCTTGTAATAAGGCTCATGAATTTCGATTCCAACGAACTTTCTGTCACAGCTTAGACAGCTCAATCCGGTAGTTGCTAATCCCATGAACGGATCAAGCACGACATCGCCTTTTTTCGTGAACTCTCTGATCATTTCATCGCTGAATGATTCACTCATTATTGCCCTGTGTTTTTCAGCATATAAACGATTTGAATTGATATTCTTTACGATCACATTTTTGTAACCGTTGGAATTTATATACAATTTGTCAAATTCCTTGCATTTGAATATGATCACCATTTCATAGCAGTTCGAAATTCGATGAGGATAATGTTGTGGCTGTGCGTTTGGCTTATACCATATAAGAATTTGATCGATTCGATCTGCGTAATGACCGATCAATCTGTATACGTCAGCTTTATTCGATAAGATCGGTTGAACGTTATATAAAACTTGTCGCTTGCATACTCTCAGCATTTGATCGATGCATTCGATTTGCCAGTCATACCAGTCTTCTCTTGATTCGCATTCCTCATATTTGAAATGTCTTTTCTTTGCTCGATCGCTTTCTGTTTTACCGGAATCGTTATATGGCGGACTGGTGAATACGACATCAATGCTTTGATCAGACATTTGTTTCATCTGTTCCAAGCAGTCGCCTAATATCAGCTTGTACTTCATCAGTCACCTCTCAGAAGCGATATCCATGAATCAGTATCAATTCCGTCAGCTTCAGCTCTCTCGATCGTCTTGTCTATAAGCAAGCTCATTTCTTTTGTGTCCATCTTTGATGATCCATAGAAGCATTTACACATGACTGTCTTTTTTCCGTTTCTGATCCGCCGATCAACGATCTTCATTGATCTGACCTCGGCGACCTGTTTGAAGCGATCGACAGCATCTTCTAGCATTTCGAAGTATTCGCATTTGGCTCCTGCTTGCTCAAGCAACTGCATATAGATGTCTTCCGTATCAGCCTTGTTACCGTTCTCTTTCATGGCGATCTGTCCGATTAATTCCCACAGATAGCGATTCTGAGCCAGTGAGCGATTGTTTTTATGCTCTTTGATGTCCAGTTCATAGTTACCGGATTTCAGTGCTTCAACAGCCTGCTTTCCTCTCCATCCGCACTCAAATGTAAGGATCACTCTGCCGTCATCTCTGAATCCGGTTCGTAATTTTTCAGCGTATATTTTCATAGATAGCTCTTTCCAAACAGTCTGATGAACATTGACCGAGGATGTTCCATCTCGAATAATTCTTGACATTGTTGTTTTAGCGTCCGACTGTATGCAACTCCCACAGGAGTATGATGCAGCTTGTCATGTTCATCTCTAGTCAGCCATATCCAAAATCCATACTGTTCAGATAGGCGCTTGTAATACTTTGTTTTTCCAAAAATATGATGGAAATCGATATCGGATGTGCGTCCGGAAACATAGGAATATCTCCCAGTTTCCGGTACGTCACCTTGTAATACCGATGGAACGTTTGTATATCGGTATTTGTATTTCATGATTGCTTTTTGTTAAGAATGTCATTGAGGACAGCAATTACTCTCACCATAGCGGGCGGATCATTCAGTAGCAATCCGCCGTCAACTGTGTTGACATTGGCTTTTTGTTTGACGTAATCCGATACAGCTTCGTTGTGGATATCAACATTGATCTTTTTGAGTTCGCCGACAAGCCTTGTCATTTCGACAGCCATCTTCGAAACATCTGACATATCCTGTTTTTTCTTCGTAGCTGTCTGTTTCGGCGCTTCTTGCTTCTTCTGAGGCTCTTTCTTGTAACCGTGTTCCGGTGATGCTTCCACATCCGGATCATCGCCTGTGCTGATCTTGTAAGCACTAAGCAAGCAGTATTTGCTTGCGTAAGTGTCAGCCTTTCCGGTTGACTTATCGCCTGTGTCGATGCCATCGCCATATCCATCAATCTCGATGAACTCTTCCGGTTTGTGGATGTTCACGAAGCGATAGGTTACTTTCTCGCGGATGTAGAATACTGTCCGCTTTCCGTTCTTGCCTTCCTGCTCGATCTGCCTTTGATCAATCAGCTCTTTCATGATCGGATAGGAGTAAACTCCATACTTCTCTTCAAGAGGCTTGATCGCATCTTTGACATCGCGTTCAGATACAGCCTTGTATGACTGGTTGTATCCCGCGACAACATTCAGATTTTTGGCAACAGTCGGAATTTCCGACTGGATATGAAGGAGCTTCTCATAGATGTTCATCGCCGATACATCAACTGTCTTCTTTTCCATTTTTCTTTCCCTTCTTGTATGTCAATCTGACATATCCTGCTTTCGGAACTTCCATCTTGTATTCGTCATAGATGCCGTCATCCTTCATTTTCAGAACATTGACGGTTTCGGTTGTTGTTTCAGCAACTCTTGTAGCTGTAAACAGGTCACATTCGAATCTATCGACATTGTGCTTTTTCATTGCTTCCTTGAGCGGTTTCTCAATTGCTTCTTTCTGAGCTTTCAGCTCCTTGATGGTTGCATCGATCGCGCTGATCGTCGCAAATGCTTCCATTGCTTTTTCGCTGAGCTGAATCTGTCCTTTACGGACTGATACCTTATATGTTTCTGCCATTATTTGTCTTCCTCACTTTTATACTCATCTGCCCACTGCACTCCGCTATTCGGATTGATAGGCTGTCTGTAATTGATGTATCTCGTTCTGATATCAACGAGATCACGATGATCTGAAATGTTTTCCTTGTTCAGCTCGGCGATGTCAGCCACGATCTGATCCAACCGAGAGATGATCAGTTCAATCTCATCTGAGTTCTTCTTTTCTTTTTCTGAGATGATGCTGATTTCCACTTCCGGATAGTTCACTTTCTCATCGACTGCCTGTATTTCCATCGTCAGCGTCTCAATGTGCTTTGCATTAGTTCTGATAATGATCACCATAGTCAGAGCAATGATCACCATAGCGATTGTGAGCGATATCATCATGCGATTCCTGCGTCCTCCATTCTGTAGCCGATAATTCTCAATCCTCCCAAAGCTGACTCGATGCTTTTGATTTTTTCGAGGATGTTCTCTCCAGTGATTTCCCTCTCTCCATTGCTGAGTGACTGATAGTCATTGATTAATGATTCCTTGCACTTAGTCAGAGCTTCGGTCAGCTCATTGAATGAGTCACGCGCCATTCCGTCATATCCATTCATGCGATGAACACCTTCCAAATGATTCCCATAGCGATTACTGCGAATGTTGCGAAGATCAGAAGATCGTAATATGCGTCCAAATCTTCCTCAGTGATAGTTGTTTTGATTTTCATGTGATAATCCTCCTGTTATAATGAGGATGCCTTTTGAAGGCGATCCTATTGTCTGCGACTGATCTATCCTGTGGTCAGTCGCTTTTTTCTGTGCAGAGCCGCCGTCAAGCGAATCTGCTCGGCATTGGATAAATCCTCGCCTTTGAATTCTTCCCAAAATTCCTCCAGTTCCTTTTCGCTGTACCTCCTTCCTCTCCCTGTTTTGATGCCAAGTAGCATTCCTGTTTCGAATAGGACTGGCATCAGATGGCGATCAATTCCGAGCGTTTTCGCCACTTCTTGTGCCGTTACTGTTCTGAGCATTTCTCAGTGCTTCCGCTCCTGCATTGATGAGCTGACGAGCCGCTTCAGAACGGCTGTAGCTTCCGGTTTTCTTGAGATTTCGCATCGCAAGATCATTGATCGCTTTCAATTCCTTCTGTGAAAGCATCATCGTTGTTGTTTGATAATTCTTCGCGGGCATTTACTCTCCTTTCATTGAAACGGTAAGTCGTTGACCTATCGTAAGTCAATTATAGCACATTGAAACAGTAGGTCAACGCCCTCAACTCACAAATGTTTCCAAATGATACGCAAGGCAATATGTTATTATGTCAATGTAAGAAAGGAGGCAAAACATGCCGACACAAAAGCCACAATTCACCATCGTTGTTGATGAGGAATCGTTGAAAGAAATTGAAGACTATCGATTCGAAAAGAGATTTCCAAACCGAAGCAAAGCAATAAATGATCTGATCAAAAAAGGACTGGAGGCTGTCAAACAGGAAGAACAAGAAAAGAATGGCTAAGGACACAAAATACATCCGGAAGCGAAAAAGGAAATACGGCACAGCGTTCCTCATAGAAATTCCATACAAGGACGAGGAAGGCACACAGAAGCGATATACTGCGACAGTTAAAGTGTTGGACTATGGCGATGAGAAGACCGCTCTGATCGCCGCACAACGCATCAGAAACGAAGCTCTGAATGATATTCAGTCCGGAAAGCTGAAGCGATCATTTCCAACAATAAAAAGCCTATACCGTCAAAAATGGGAACTGATGCCGTTGTCGATCAATACGCATGAGAAACAGGATGCGATCTACAGCACAGCGATCCGTCCGATCGAAAGCAAATATATTGATGAAGTTACTGTGTCAGATATTCAGCTTTCCGTGAACCAGTACGCGCTTGATCACTCACAGGATGCCGTCAGTAGGCTCATGACCGTATGGCGACAGATATTCAAGTGCGCTCTGATCCTCGGATATGACGTTCCGGATCGGACAGAAGCAGTGATCATTCCAAAGAGCAAGATCGTTACACAGCATCGAGATGTCAGAATGAATGTGGATGACTTTCTGATCGTACTGGACGCGCTCAAGGATTCCGGAAGATATAACGATCGAGTGATCTATTATATGTTGTTGATCATGTACTACACTGGTTGCCGTCCTGCTGAAGCTCTTGCTCTGACAGCCGATGATATATCTGATATGTATATCCGCATAAATAAAGCTGTTGGAAGCACAGCCAGTCTGAAGCGACAGATTGTCCCTACGAAAACAGAATCAAGCGTCAGACGGCTTCCAATCGCTTCAGAATTGATACCAGTGCTTGATGATCTGAAGGAATGGTCGAAACATAAGCATCTTCTCGCCTTTGAATCCGGAGAACTGGCTGACATCGATGAAGTGTCTGATACAATCAACAAGATCGCGAAAAAAAAGCATGTGCATTTTAACGCGTACATGCTCCGCCATCTGATGTCTTCGGAACTCCTTCACAAAGGCGATTCAGTAATCGCTCGCGATCTGCTTGGACATACGTCCTTTTCGATGACATTGGATTATGCAAGATCGACCGATCAGCAAATACTCGAAGCTGTTGCAGGAAGATCATTAGCCGAATCTCAGCCGAAAAACAAAAGCCATGAATCGCCACCAGTAACCATGATCCGCATATATCAAATTTTCAAATTATGCGCTGTGATGCGATTCTGCGCCTATTTAAAGGCTTTTCCGGAAAGCATGGAAATTCCTATGCAGTCCGACTAGTCGCCCTTGTAACGTAAAGAAAATCCGCTGTTTATGCGGATTTTTTCGTTTTAGCCGAATTTTCAGCCGAAAAAGCAAACAAAAACCGCCATTTTCGGCGGTTTCTTTATACGTTCCTGTATCCGTTTTCGAGGTTGCTCATCAGTGTATTTGTGACGATCTTCAGATGGTTGTTGATGGCTCTTTCGCAATCAGCGATGATACCTTCGTATGTGCGCTGATTCAGTCTGACTGTATCATCTCCGAAGTTTACTCCGTTGATCGGATCGAAGGCGATGACGAGCATATCGACATCTTCACCGATTCCGTTCTTTGTCCATCTTCTGAGTGTCGCGATGTTGTTGATTCTGTAGCTTCCTTCTGCGCTCTCGATCAGCGCCATGATTTCCTTCTTCATTTGATTTACCTTTCCCTTTCTTTAATTCTTGATCAGTTCTCTGATTTTTTCAATCAGCTCATCGATTTCATTCCAGTCACCGGATCGCTCAAGCAGATCGATCAAGTGAATCACTTCCTCACTCATCATCTGATTCCTCCTGTCCTGTAGCCTGTTCCTCTGTGATCCATCCTTTGAGATACATCTCAATTTTCCAAACTTTTGCGCTTTCATCGAGATTTGGATCATTCATGATCCGCTCAATCACTTCGTACTTTGTCATCTGATTGCCTCCTTCTTTAAGAATCTGCTGTAATCGATGTCAGCGTATGATTCCGGATCATAGAATTCTGAATATGTTACCGGCCATCCATTGATCATGATGTACAGATCAGCGTACTTCCGAGCGCTGTATTTAACTTTGCGAGTGAATGTTTTGCCGAGAACTCTGACCGTGACCGTTTCGCCTTCTGCGAAGTCGCCTTCGATGATCTCCAATCTCGGCAATTCTTCGATTGAGAATCCTTCTCTCCGATAATGCTTTGCGAACACACATGCTTCCTCATAGTCTTTTGCTAAGATGGTGATTTCGATATCATCTGATTCGGGCATGAGATGATAGACGATTCTGAATTTTTTCATATTGGTGACCTCCTATTGTCAATACTAGTATACTGCTAGCAGTATATACTGTCAAACAAAAAAGCGGATCATTTGTCCGCCTTTTCGTAATTTCTCAGCGCCCACCGGAAGAATTCCATTTTATCCGGAATCGCTTCGTACTTGGCGATCAGCTCTGCATCTGATTCCCTGTGTAACCGGAAGCTGATCGACTTCATACGCTCCTTGTTGTACTTCCTATGCGCTCGCTTTTCCGACTCTCTCATTCAGTCCTCGACCTTCTCGACCCAGTAGTCAATGACATTTGGATTGTTGGCGATGTCTTCAAATGTCTGCGGATCATTCGCTTTCATTTCTTCCATCACTTCTTCTTCGCTGGTTTTGTCTGATTCCCAGTAATCACCTCCGGTCAGTCGGGAATAGTAGTAGTCATTACCACCGGAATAGTGCAGTACCAATTCGTATTTCATTTTTCCTCCTAATGAAGCGGATGATTGATCGGCTCATCCGCTGAAGCCGTTGATGCTTTATCCGATCTTATGAATGAGAGTACGGAAGTGGAAGCACTGGATGTTGTATCCGCCTGCGCTGATTGTATTCACCTTGACTGTTCCTCTTTCGCCTACGATGATTCCATCAAGACCTGCCTTGTTATTGACCTCAAGTCCGGATGCATCTTTGATCTCTCCGATCAGATCGTTTGTTCTTTCGATGATGTCATCGTACTTCAGTTCGCAATCTCTCTGATAATCCTTTTCGAGGCGATCCATGTCGAGCTTGCCTCTTGTGACATATGCTCCGATCCATCCCCAAGCCGTTCCGAATTCTTTCTTCAGCGCATCACGCTCTTTCTTGATTTCGCGATACTTTTCGTAATCTCCCCAAACTGCTTCAAGTTTTTCGCTGTAGTCACGATCGAGAGCGATCCAAGCGTTTCTTGCTTCAATGTATTTCGGAAGCATTTCGATGTGGTAGTTGATGCACTTTTCTTTCCAGTCAGCGAGGAAGTCGAGAATCGCTTTTACATTTCTGCTGTTTTCCTTCTCGATTACTGTCTGAAGCTCTGCTTCGTACTTGGCGAGTCTTTCCTTGATCTCAGCGATCTCATTGCTACCTCTTTCGATGTCTTCTTCAAGATTTTCGATGTCGCTGATTGTCCAAGAGATTTCATCCGCCTCATCGCTTGAGTATCCTCTGTTCATGAGTGTGATGTAATGAGATTCTCTGTCTGTGCGATTCCAGCTGTACTTCTTTTCGAGAGAGTTCCATTTCTTCTCGATCTGAGCTGTCTTCTTGGCGATTGTGTTTTCCTTCTTGGCGATTGTTGCTGTTGCTTTTTCGATCCTTTCGATCAGAACTTCCTTTTTCATCATAATGGTGACCTCCTATTGTCAATACTAGTATACTGCTAGCAGTATTATATGTCAACATGATTTCACAAAAAAACTGCTCAATATTGCAGAGCAGTTAATTTTCGCATAGTTGCACTATACAAGCGCGGTTGAAGTATCCGGAGTGTTTCCATAAGCTCATCGATCACCTTCATTGCTTCATATTGATCAATCTCCGGAATCAATGTTCCGAACTCTGATCGACTGGAATACGCTTCCTGCGTTGGCGCTGATGCGTATGAATAGCTTGGCACTTCGATCGGCTCATCCTTCCTTATATGATCAAGGATTGTGTAATACGATGCGAGCTTTAGACAAGTATTTGCGTTGGGATCGCGAGTTCCTTGACACTCAGCGATCGCTTCATGCAAATCTTTCTCAGTAATCAAGGAGCCTCGCCTCCTTTACATCTTTTCGACCTTGTTGATTAAGCGCTGAATGTCGGACTTGATGTGATCCGGAGCATCAGCCATCAGATCGCGAAGCTGATCAGCCATTTCTTCCCCTTCATAGGAATATCCATTGCGTGAATATCTTCCCATTGAATCACGGCGAACATAGCCAGTGCGACCTCTTGCGTATGATCTGCCGTCACCGTAGCTTCTGCCTTCGCCTCCGTACATTCTGCCGTCAGCATATGAGCGACCGCTGTAGCCTTCATCAGATTCTTCAAGAATCTTGCACAAATTCTTGACGGAATGGGCGAGCTTATCAACAACCTCAAGCGAGCCTGTGGAAAGTTCGCCTTTGCGACCATACTCCTCCAGTTCCTTGATCAGCTTTTCTTTCAGTTCATAGATTTCGTCCATATTTCTCTCCTTATGCGATGCGTGTAATTGTCAGATTTGCATTCTGAACGTTTACGATCGGTGTCGGTGTGACAGTCGGATCATCTGATCCGGACACCACATCAACGGACATGGAGAAGCAACAGCCTCTCGGCACTTTGACGATCGCCGTACTGGTTACATTTCCGTAAGTATCAACCGCTGTCGGAGTATAGATCGCTCTGCTTGTCAGCCGAGGCTCTCCATTTACAGCGATAGCAACAGCGATCGGAGCGATTGCTCCGCCTGTCGGAATTGCAATGTTGCCGTTGAATGTAATCTGATAAGTAGCGAAGCACTGAGTTGTGTTTCCGCGGAGGATAAAAATTCCTGTTTCGTCTTCGTGATAAACGTTACCACGAACACACGGAATAGATGCGCTGAAGATTACAGGCGAGTCATTTGCTACCGCCTGTACTGCATTTGCAAGATATTCTGCCGCCATAAATCACCTCAGAACGATCCGCCACATCCACATCCGCTGTTCTGCGGACATGTGAAGATCGGAGTACGTCCATAAACTGGAGTAGTCGGTACCGGACAGGAGTTCAGTCTGTTGTACAGAGCATCGACTTCATTTGCGAATCCCTGTGAAATGAAGGCATTCTGAGCCGTCTGAGATTCGCGAAGAGCCGCCATGTTGAGCTGATTCTGAAGCGCAACATTGTCACGCTGTGCTTCTGCGAGCTGTCCTTTGACGCCATCAAGTTCAAGAGCGCAGAGCTTGTCGAGAATCGCCTGTGTATTTCTTGTCTGAGCATCAATAATATCGCGAGTGTTCTGCATTGCCGCTGTGCGGTCAGCGCAGTTTTCAGTTGCCACCGTGTATTTCAGATCGGCTGTTGCCGCTCTGTTATCACAGCAACACTGAGCAAGCTGTGACTGAAGTGCTGTCATACCCGCTGTATTTGCTGTCTGAGCCGCATATGATCTTTCGAGATCGGCAATCTGATTTGTATACATCTGCTGAGCAATAGCGCTCTGAGCGCCATTGATCGATGCGTTTACTCCCGCGAAGCCACCGCATAATGCTGTCTGAACATCGCCGAAGCCACTGGTGATTGAGTTCTGAATGCCGTTGATCTGAGTGCTGATCATCTGATCACGGAATCCGCCGTTAATTTGATTGGACTGGTTCATCCACGGATACAGGTCGCCGTTTCCGCAGAAACCGCCGTAGCCACCGCCCCATGCACCGTTACCAAGCAGGATGAACAGAAGGAGAATCCAAAAAGCGCCTCCGCCTCCGAAATCCCCAAAACCATTTGATGTACCGCCAAAGTTTGACGGCTGAACAAGCATGGTTGTGCTTGTTCCGTTTTCATCTGTAAGAGCCATTTGATAGTTCCTTTCTTATGTACACTTTTGCGCAAAATGTGTATCCAAATTTGGTATAATTTAGGAGCGGATAGGGTCGCTCCCGAAAGCTGTTTGCCTTAACAGTTTCCGCACTCTTAATTAAGGCGATCACTGAAAGGCGGGTGTTTTTTTAATGGAAGAAATCTTCAAAGACATTACAGGTTTTGAAAACCTGTACAAGATCAGCAACACAGGGAAGGTACTTAGCATAAACTATCGAAATACCGGAAAGGCTCGTATCCTATCGCCTGTAAAGCATCACACTGGTTATCTATATGTTCACCTCGGCAAAAATGTTATGAGATCAATTCATACGCTTGTCGCCGAAGCATTCTTAGAAAAATCAGAAGGTAAATCGTTTGTGAATCATATTGATGGTAATAAACACAATAACAATGTTGAAAACCTTGAATATGTAAGCGCAATCGAGAACATCAGACACGCAATACATACAGGTCTGCGCGATCCACATTACAATAATTGTCGAAGAGGTAAAGATAATAGTAATAGCAGAGCAGTGTTGCAATACTCAAAAACTGGTGAGTTCATCAAAAAATGGGATTGTATATCTGATGCGGCTCGATTTATCGGTTGCAATCCTGCGATGATCATAAACAATGCCAGTGGTAGAACGCAGTCTGTACATGGCTATGTTTGGAAATATGCGGAATAACATCCGCATTTTTATTTGATCATCTTCATGAGCTGATTTGCTCTTTGCATCGCTTGATTAAGCTGATCCTGTGTGATCTTTCCGGAATTTAGCATCTGCTGAATCATTTGCTGTGGATTACCGGAAAAGTTCTTTTTAAACTGGTTGAACTGATTCAGAAAATCATTCCCACCTTTATTTCCGAATTGATCAAAAAGCGGATTACTCATCGACAGTCACCTTCCTTCCAATAACCTCGGAAATTCTCTTTTCAAATTCTTCTTTTGTAACATATCCGCTCAAATCGATTTGAGGCTGTTTCTGCAAAGCATTTCCCTGTGATGGATTGTCGCGGATTGTATAATCAAGAATCTTCATGCTCGGCATTCCGGAAGCATCAGCAGACTTGAGATACACGATCTGCGCTTCTGAATCCCACAACTGAATCGTTGTGTTTGGCGCTACCGGATATCCTCTAGCACCCGCTTCACCGGACACCCATATGATTCCTGTATTTTGATTCTGAGGAGGATTCTGAACAGGTTGATAGTTTGCTTGATAATAAGGCTGATAGCCTATAGGAAACGGATTATATGCCATATGTGATACTCCTTTCACTTAATTTAGTTTGGGGTTTTTGATATAATGTATGTGATGGAGGTACTTTTCATGAAAATAGACATGACTGGTCAAATCTTTGGCAATTGGACTGTCATAAAGAAGGCTGAAGGTTACCACAACAAGAGAAACTCATACTGGATTTGTAGATGTCGATGTGGTACTGAGAGAACACTCACAAGGAGTTCGCTCGTTACTGGTAGATCGAAATCTTGCGGATGTGTTGTGCCAAATCTAAAAGGTATCAATTCAACTCACAAGATGTCAGACACTCGCATTTATCACGAATGGTTGTCAATGAGGAGAAGATGCAGATCGAAAACCGATAAATCTGCAAAGTCTTACTATTTCAAGAACATTACGGTTTGCGATGAATGGGATCGTGACTTCATGAATTTCTATAATTGGTCTATGGAAAATGGATACAATGACGATCTCACCATTGACCGCATCGACAATTCAAAGGGATATTGTCCGGAAAACTGTAGATGGATAACCAATAGCGATCAACAGAGAAACAAGACCAATAACGTGCATGTTCTGTATGATGGAAAAGACTGGTGTTTGCGTACTTTATGCACTGAATTGGGATTTCCTTATAAACTTGCTCACAGGAGATACACAAGAGCGAAAAGCAAAGGAATAACTATATCAGCAGATGAACTGCTTGCTCCTGTACACACCGAGAAGATAGCCAAAAAATACAGGAAATCTAATTAGGCTTGTACGGAGGCAAATACCACACATATATCGGAATCTCATCACTTGAATCCCATGAGTCATATAGAACTCCATCGATGGCAGTTGCTACATGACCGCCGAATCCAAGGACGAAGGTTCCGTTTTTGTTGTAGTTGACGAAATCACCCGCAGTATAACAATCCGGACATCTGTTTGGTATTACCGCCCTAAAGAATCCATTTTGTCTTAACACCGATCCGATGACCGCATCACTGGAAGGCATATCTCCCATTTGCTTTGCATTGTATGCAAGAAGATCGAATGCATCATCCCAACTTAGATTTAATGCTTTGGAAATTGCGCGAACAGAGCAATCACCAACTCTTCTACCAACAGGATTATTTTGATATTTAACCCACATGAGCATTACCTCTTTCTGATTCTATTGTGCAGAAAAAGGCGCTTTCTTACGATGAAGCGAAAATGCATCTTTCGTGCATATTTTGGGCATAAAAAAAGACCCTCCGAAGAGGGACATCGGTCACTTGACCTGCAAATTTACGCACAGAGTATAGCACAAACAAAAAAAGACCGCCATCCTTTCGGACAGCGGTCTAAAACCAATGGGGAGTTAAGAGGATTTACCTTCCTTTCTATTATTTGATCATCAGTTTTTGTTTAAGTGTATGAAATTGTAGGAAAGACGAGCCTACGGTTCTTTCTGTCTTCCTGTATTTGATTGTCTTTCCACACTCAGTGAATCATAGGCGCTTCTCACCCTCCTCAATCTTCCGAAACAGGCGTTTCTCAGATTTATAAACGATGTTTTTTATTTGCCGAACAGACATGTCATAAATTTCTGCAAGTCGCTCATAGCAAATCCCATCAATAAAGCGTGACTTGAGAATATCTCTGTCACGCTTATTATGGACAACTTCATCAATAATGTGGGCGATCTGTGAATTTGTATATTCGATCATTGCTTGCGCCTTTTTTTGATTCGTCCGGTACCGTGGCACATGTTGCACTGAACGTATCCGGAGTTTCCTCCGGTCTTTCTGCGCCGTCCGCGTCTAGTTCGTATTGTCTGCTTCGCCATTGTAGATATCTCCATCGTTACCGATAAAGTTGTTTACTCCGTCAGAAGATTCTTGTGTTACGGTTTGTTCTTCAAAAACTTCCCACTGGCTTTCGTAGACAATCCATGCAACATTTGAAGCGATCAAGCAGATGATGAGGAATATGCACAGAATCCAAAGCCTGTGATTCGTGCGCTCCATTCTGACCATCATCTGCTCATGAGCAATAAAAGGAATTTGTTTATCTTCCATGATCATCACCTCTCAATGAAGTAATCGGTCAAATCCTTGACCTCCTGCTTCATGCTGTCAACTCCGTTTCCGGAGATTAAATGATTGAATAGACTCACCTCAGCCTTGCCGAGCATTTTTATTCCTTCATTAACCTCGCCGATCTGCTTTTGAGTTTCGCTGACCTGTGCCTCGATGCTCTTGATTCGCCTGTCCAGTTCATCGAAACGCTTATCACCCGCTTCAAGGCGCTTTTCCGCCGTTTCTAAGCGAGTTCCGAGCTTATACGATGGCGACTTCGACCAAAGGTACTCAACAGCCTTATACAAGCCTACGATGACTGTGAGTACAGCGAGCGCTTTACCGATCAGCACCCAAGTCGCATCAATCTGTGACGCCGTTTCTGCAATATCAGTCAACATTTTCGGCATCTGAGCCACCTTCTTCTTTCAGAATGGCATTGATGCCTTCATTCAGTCCGGTCGCGGCAAATCCGCTTGCGAGTCCTTCGAGGAACAAAGGAAATGTGATTTGACCGTTGATCCATAACACGAAAACAATTCCGAGCAATCCTGCAACGAAAGGAATGTAATCGGAAAGTCCGTACTTGTCGAATACTGGCTTTTTGAAAATCTGCACGGTCAACCAAACAGCCGCCATGACGCTTACAGTAACATAGTCTTTAATATTCATATCATTTCCTTTCTAACGCTCCACTTGCGTTGAAATATGCCTTAACGGTATGCTCTCCAGTCAGCATTGCTCCTTCGCTGTCCATGTAATACCATTTGCCACCAGTGTTCACCCAACCTGTAAGCATAGCGCCATCAGAGCCAAGATAGTACCATTTACCGTTGCTATTAACCCATCCTGTTTTCATCGCACCGGAGGAATCTAAGAAATACCATTTTCCTTTATCTTTAATCCATCCGGTTTGCATATATCCTTCAGCGTTGAAGTGATACCATTTACCGTCAATTAATTCCCATCCGTTTGTTGTGTATGATCCGTCTGCATGTTCATACCACCACCCAACTTTATTTTGCTTCCACATAGCTCTCCCCTCAGTAATATACGGACTATAAATGAAGCCAAGGAATGTCTGTCCAAAAATGTTGTACGGCGGTTTGTGCGTTGTCAAAAAGAAACGAGTGCCACCATAATTTGACTGACTGACTGTGATCTGACCGTTTGCCTGTACATCTTCAACCACACCAACATGTCCGCATCCATCTGCTCCATTCCACAGATTGCCACTCTTCCAAACAATGACCGCACCTAATTTAGGTGTAGAGCCTGTCTTCAATCCATTCGCCTTCGCCGTAGCAAGCCAGTCCTCAGCGTTACAAGTCGGAAGTTTCGGATTGGATGTAACTCCGCCGATTTCCAGTGTCCTGCCATAGGCATACCCTACGCAATTGGCTAGACACGAATTTCCGCTGATCAGAATGCATCTGTTGTAGCCACCTCTGCCGTATTTCAGATAATACGGATTCGAATAACTTGGAGCTGTTTTTCTTGGAACATAACCACCCGCTCCGATGCCTTCCGGTTGGTTTTCACTGTCTTGCTTTGGAACGATTATCTCAACTCCTTCATGCTGAAGCGATTTTTCAAAATCGTCATACAAAACTGTCTGCTCTTTCCTCTCTTCCGCCATTCGGCTCACTCCTTTCTAAAACAAAAAGCGGATCGTCTGACCCGCTTCGTATCTCTATCAGAATCTCATCGAGTTCATCTTCTGATAGAGGTTCAAATGAATTTTTTATGATCATTTTCGTATGCGGACGATGATCCGCCCTTTTTTTAGCAAGCACAGGATACAGGAATCGAACCTGTATCTTTCGATTCAAAGTCGAACATTCTGCCGTTAAACTAATCCCGCAGATGCTTCGCTTTTTTGTTCAATCAATCACATGGTGAGGATTTGCACCTCACATACATCACTTTGCCCTTAAGAATGATGCTCTAGGATGTTCATGGTCTAACCTTTCGATATGCGTCTACCTATTCCGCCACATGTGATCTCTGATTTAAAGTTTAACGATCTGATTTCACCTGTTCTTTATAGGTTTCAACCATCTGATTGATAACCGATATGTCATGAATACTCATGCTTTCTCGCTGAATGTATTCACGCATAAATTCGATTGGTACATTTTCAGCATGTACGCTTTCCACAAGTTCATCAAGCATATGAGAGAGTGTATCATACATCATGCAGTTGTTGTAACGTTCATTAATATCATTCAAATAGTCTAATATTTCCTGCTTAGTCATGTTCACCTCTCTTCAAAACAATCATGAACTTCTCGCCCATCAACCTCGATACCGAATTTCTTGCACAAATCGTAATACCATCGAAAGTGAATACAGTTATCGCAGTTCTTTTCGTGAGTGATTGTCATGGCTCACCTCTCTGATTTATTGTTTCCTTTATGATTCAGTCAACACCACCAAATCTGCGATAAGTGGCATATGATCTGTCCGCTCTGTCAGATTATCCGATAGCTTTGTTGTATCAACATGAACCGAATCAATGTAAATATTTGAGGATGTAATAATATTATCCAAGCAACCATCCCATGTACTTGTTGGCTCGTCAGAATACGTGACTTTGAATCCGTTACTTGAACAGTTGGCAAGATGAAATCCTTCATTCAATAACGGAACAATCATGTTTGCATAATTCGCTCCACTTGTGCTTTTGCAATCTAGTGTATTGAAATCACCGCAACAAATAAATCTATCAAGCGTTTTAAAATACGCAATTAATTCGTTCAACTGTCCAAGCCTTAACGATTCGTTAGCATAATTCAAATGCGTTACAATTACTGTAATCGGAATATCGTCAACAGTTACAGTTGCCGAATCATAATATCTGCTTGATTCATTTGAAAAAGAATGATGTGTCCAGTTTTCCATAAGATATTTTGAACATATCGCTCTTCCTAAATATCCGCCCCCACCGCCTTGTGACAGAATATATTGATAATACTGCGAAAGCATTGACTGTGCAGTTCGTGGCAGTTTGCTAATGTCATTCATATATTCACAAAAGCAAGCTATATCGGCGTTTGCATTCTGAATCATACCGTTCTGCAACGCATAATATTCAGCATCTTGTGAAGCAGGAACGTTGTCACCGCTTCCGTAATACCACTGACCGACGTTATATGACATTACTCTCAACGGAATTCCAACTGGTGTTGGCGGTTCTTCTTTTTGGAAAATTATATTTCCTTCGGCATCGTATGCATAATTAAGACTGTTTCCATCTGAATCGTAACAGCTGAAAAGCTGATTTCCGTCTGCATCGTAAATCGCCATGCTTATACTCCGTCCGTTGTAAACTCAATACTCTTGATATAGATTTCGTTCACAACCGAATTGTTTGCGGAAAATCCAAACCCTGTGCCAATACGCCCTCTAATGCCGAGGTCGCCATTAGACAGGATTGTATTGCCATCAAAGACGATGCTCTGTTTACCATTTTCCACTGTCAACTCAAGCGTGTGATCGGTGTTCAATGATATATTGTCAGAACCCCATGTAACCCCTGTTGCATTTTGGTATCTAAGTCTAGGCTGTGCGGTATTTCCTCCATACCTTGCGAATCCAAGAGATGCCATATTTGACTCTTTACCGATTGCAAATACATCGTATCCAGTTGAATCCACGTTGCTTGTTCCGGTTGGTGAAAGTGATACAAGCCTGATAGTCGCTTTGATTTTTGCATAAGATGTGTATGACTGTGCAAAATCAAAATTTGCGCCTCCCCATCCGCTGTCTGCGGCATATCTAAGATGTAATTCGCCGTTAACAATTTCCTCTGTAGGCTGAACACTTGTAGGGGAAGGAACATATGTAATATAGCTTTGGTCTTTAAGCAGTCCAAGGCTTGGAGTATAGAAGAAACCATCTGATACAGTCACATTAAATGTTGCACTCTTGCCTTCGCTTGTGACCGCGATTGTGCTTGTGCCAACCGCCAGTGTTCCGCTTAATGTATAACCAGAAATAACCGCCGTAGTTCCATCGTCAAATGACGCAGTAACAACAAGATCATCCTTTAAACGGTCAAGCGGATCAGAAGGATAGTAGTTTTTCGTCTGCGTAAATACCGCCGAAATCGAAACTACATTGATCGCTGATGCCCATGCATGGAACGTTGCCTGTTCATCCGTATATACATCTGTATTTTTGAATACCATGTTCTGAAACAGTGTATCCATTGCCAATTTAACGCTTCTTGGAATAGCTTCCAATTGATTGATTTGACTCTTTAAATCACTGATCTGACCTCTTACAGCTTCGCCTGCTGATGTGTATGTTGTGCCATCTGCGCCAATTCTTATGTCAGAAACTTCAAGATTCTCAACATACTTACGACCAACAATCTTGACAAGTTTAAGATCATCGTTATTTTCAGCTGATGAACTTGTCACAGGTACAGTTTCAACAGAAGAAGAAGTTGAATTGTATCTCGACTGATTGCTTATAGCAAATGCTGAACCATTGAATGAAATTGCAATTTCTGAAATAGACAAGAATGTACCATCTGAATCAGAAATGTTAGCATCTCGGATGGTAAATGCTTTATTTGCTTCTACAGGAATTGTTCTGATTGAAAGGTTTCCCTGTTCCTCAAAATGAAGGTCTAAATAATCAAAGTTGCTGATTGCTTTAGACAAGGAACCAGTTGCTCCACCGCCCCAAATTTTGCCTGTCCACAATGTTTCTTCGTTATTTGTGAGATTGTAGTTATCAACAACATTTGCGACCTGTTCTGATAACGCTTGATTAACTTCGTTAATTCTTTCTCTTGCAATTAAATCGTTTCCACCCGCTTTTCCATCTTCGTAACAATCATGAATTGCATCATGAATAGCTTGCCGTACATCTCTTCCGTGTACAGCAGTTATGATCGTTTGCAGATTCGTTTCAATGTCTGACATAGTTAATCTCCTTCAGATATGATGTATCGGTTATAGCTCGGATTTGTCAGTTCAGAGATAGTCCGCTGAGTCGCTCCAAACGTATAAACGGAGTTCTGAGGCTTTGCTAAATCGATCATCATTTTTATACATAAAAAATACGCATCGATCTGATGCGGAACTGATACTGTTCTAACAGAATCACCAAGTCTAATTCGTTCGACCTCGACATCCAACAAGTGTAAATCGACTGCTTTGAACGTCATTGTCATAGCCGACTGGATGCCTGTTCGTAAGTACGCTGTTGCTGAACTCCTCAAAGCAGATTCAGATGTGATTTCGTCAAAGAATACTGTTCGCTCAATCCGTCCAAAAACGTTGATCGCATCATCATCTTTGACAAACTCCTCAGACAGTCCGATTCTTGAACCGTTCACTTCTTTTCCATACGGACGCACCGCCGTAAAGATTTGCGATGCATCGATGTATTCCTCGAAATCTCTGATATTTTTCCCAAACTGAATGATCTGAGATGTGGTTGCGCCATATGTGCTTAACCACTGAATCCCTGTTTCGGATGCAGTCAAATACGGAACGATATAACCGCCGACTCCATCGATCAGTACCTTCTTGATCTGTTCCCAACAATTCGAATGATCTTTTGATTCGATAGAAACGTTGGCTGAGATATCCGAATATTTATATGTAATTTGACGGTTCTGAGAAGCTCGCGAATCGTACCAAGTTATGAAGAGCTTCAGCAGATCGCGAGCTTGCATGTTTGACCTTGTATATGGAGTCAGTACGATATCATTCATCCATGACAGAAATCCTTCACAGTAGCAAGTGATCGTGTTCATCATGTTCCGCTTCGTGTTTAACAATCTACCACGGAATAAAACCTCATTGCCTTGTCTGCATTCAACCGTAGTTTTCAGCTTTGAAATCTGATTGTACATTTCCGAACCAATAGGAAGATCAAAAGTCAGTGATCCTGCTTTGTTGACCTCAAGTGTGAGCTTTGGATTTGTGACATAATACCCTTCAACTCCTGCCGCATAAACCAAATTACCATCAGCATAAATGTAATATCTCGGATCATTATCGAATTCTATCGGTGTCGGAGGCTCCGGTTCCGGTTCCGGTGTTGGAGTTGGCTCCGGTGATGGCTCCGGAACTGTGATGCTCGGAAAACTTCCGTCTTCCGAATAATCAAATGTTTCGAATGCAATACTCGACCCATCCGAAGCACTTCCTCCGCATCTAGCACCTTGATAGCGGAAAGTACCGGATAGATTACCGGATGAATCATGGGAGAATGTTCCAAGCGATTGAGCCGAACACATATCTCTAGTTCCGTTCGATTGACTCTGTTTCATCGCAAACGAAACAGAACTCGACTTTCCACCGAATGAAACAGTATATGTGTGTGAATCGTTCCAATAAGGATAATAGCCGTATTGATAAATGCGCCACTTATAATATGGAGTTGTTGTCCTAGCTGTTTTGTTCTGCGAAATCCAAGCAACTAATTGAAGTTGCCAATACTGCGCTGATCCTGCGTACCAGTAAGAAGTCCAAGCCGCAATAACTTGAGGATTGCTTTCGGTTGTTGCTGTTACATACTCGCTCATAATGATCCCGCCGTCATATCAATGGTAACTGCTCCATCGCCACTGAATACCATTTCATATTCTTCATCCATTAAAACAATTTGCGGTAACACTGTTTTTCCGACAGGCAAAACGTACTGGCTTGTACCAAATGACAAAGTTAAAGCACCACCGCTGACAATAAATGTTGGCACAGTTGGCTTTCTCGATCCAACAACGGTGATAGTTGTTTCTCCATTAACAGCAATATCTTTGTAATAACGAATCACACCGTTTTCGAAATCAAACGGGTCCCAATACCAATCTTCTGATGATGATGTTAATTCCAGTTTATATGCGTTAAGAATGTAGGAGATTTCCACCTCGCCCCAGTTTCCTTTGCTCGGCTTAAAATCTCCCACCATCATTCGTCCTTCGTAATAGTATTCCGGTTGATCTTCGTTGATCACTTTTACTTTCTTTCCGTGAAGGAAGTTTTTCAACTGATCAAATCTCGACCTAACGGAAACACCGTTGTCAAAAAATCGGAAATTCAGCGATCCTCTGCGTGATTCATATAGCGGATATCCTGTCAGAACTTCGCTCATATCAAGCGCGTTGTCTGATCCTGCGATCTCAACGGATTCATACTTCATTTCCGGTGTGGCAAACTCGATTTTTCCTGCTTTGACAGGCATGAGCTTCCATTCATCCCATGTATTTTTTCCGTTGATCGTAATCGAATAAAAAGGTCTATCCATATCAGTTACCTCTTCCGTTGTACACTGCTCTGCTTCCAAGTGCTGTATCAAAAGCAGGAGTCAGCTCGCCGACCAATGTTCCGGAATCAAGGATGATCTGCATATCAGAAATCGTTGCCTTCAATTCATTGATTGCTCCAACAACAGCAGTATCACTGTATGGAGTCGGAACGGATGTGCTGAATTGAGGATCATACGCATCCATTGTCATATTTGACAGTTCTTGCATCGCATCCGTAACGCTGTCAGCATCAGCCTCGATACCAACCGCGATACCCTGCGGAATAAAGCGACCGATCTCATTTTTCATGAGCTTTGAAGGAGAGCCAATTTGGAAGAATTTCTTTACACCGTTGAATGCTCCGCTGACTGCGCCTTTCAACGCGTTCCAAATAGCTCCGCCGAAGTTTGTAATACCGGATACGATTCCATCGATGATCGATTTGCCGAGCGACAACCAATCGAAGTCTTTGAATGCGTTCCAAGCACTCTGAAGCACCTCTCCGACTCCGCTTAATACCGCAGGAATACTATGAATGATTCCACTCACAAGTGATGTGATAAGTTCGACACCCATAGTCAGCAGTTCCGGAAGGTATGAGATGATGGTTGCTACTAACTGAGCAAGCATACTGTATCCGGTTGAGATCAATGTCGGTAAATTCGACACCATACCATCAACAAGGCTTTGAAGCATCGACATTCCTGCCGATATCAATGTCGGCAAGTTCTCTATCAAGAAAGTAAATAGCGTTGATGCAACGCTCGAAGCCGCCTGTCCAAGTACCGGAAAGATAGTAGTCACGGCTTCCGGAATAGCACTTGCGATAATCTCAACAACAGAAGCCAAGGCTTCCAACAACCTCGGTGATGCTTCGACTAAGAACGTTCCGATGCCGTCTACGATCGTTTCAATTCGCGGAATTATCTGATTGATAAATCCTTCGCCTTCGTTTTCGCCGAACAAAGCTCCGATCAGTCCTTCTGTCGCCTCAGCAATGCCCTCACCGCTTCCAATGGCGGTGATGACATTCTCCCATGCCGCTTTTGTAGCTGTGGCGCTTCCTTCAATTGTCGACA